TTTGTTTTTATTAGTATTGTAGAATACAGTAATCTACAGATAGAGTCAAACTAATGGTTGCTGGATCACCACTATCAGTCCAATCCATTTCACCAAAGTCAGCACTGGTGATGAATGCACCTTTTAATGTCCATTCTTCTACTTTATCACCTACTGGACCTAGAACGTTGACGGTTAGATCCTTCTTATAGAAGTCACTATAACCATCACGGCCAGTTACGGATTCATGGCTCAAACGTACCCATTCCATTACTGCTTGAGCACCAGATGGTACAATTGGATCATACAATTCCATTGTAATGTTATCCCATGTGGTTTTGCCTTTGTAGTAACGTTGGATGTTGATGTGATCCAATGTCTTCTTTTCACTGGTTACTGTTGGTCTCTTGACTTTTCTAATCAAGAAACTTGGAATACCATCACAGTACAATAGAAACCTATTTTTGACTTTTGGTTCAAATTGTGTAAAGAATATTTCATTACTGTTTAGTAGATCTGCCATAAATTTTTAAATCCTTATTTAGTTGTTGTAATAATAAATATAAATTAAAAGTACTTTTTTTTAAATTGTGTTTTAATTTTTAAATAGTTATACTCTATACAAACCAAACTCCAATTATGGCTAGATCTAAAAATTCAAAAAACTGGTTATCTCTAAATTGTAAACATTGTAATAATTTGTTTGAATGTAGAGTAAGCAAACCAAAGATCTTTTGTAGCAAGAAATGTAGTAATAGTGATAATTCAACAAAACAAAAGATAATTGATGGTCAAAAAAAGACTTTTGATGAAAAATATGGTGGTCACCCAATGACTACAGATGTTGTAAAATCTAATTTTAAATCTGCAATTGTTAAAAAATATGGAGTTGATAGTTACAGTAAATTGCCTGAATATAAAGAGAAGGTAAAACAAACTCTTCTACTAAAATATGGATCTGAAAGTTATATAAATGTAGAAAAAATAAAATCTACTATGATGGATAGATATGGAGTGGACAATGCAGCCAAGATAAAATCTGTCTTAGATAAAAGATCAGTTACTAAGAAATCAAACCACTATGAATTTCTAGTAAATTACTGTAATAGTAACAAATTACAATTTCTATGTGATGAGGTGGATTACAAAGGTTATCACTTTAGTAACATTTATAAATTCAAATGTGACGTATGCAATAAAACATTAGAATCTACGGTTTATAACTTAAACAACTTGTTTTGTGATTATTGTCATCCAGAAAAAATCACTACTGTTGAAAATCATTTTTACAATTTTTTACAAGAAATTTTACCAAAAGATGCTGTTATTAAAAGAAATGATAGAACAGTATTAAATGGCAAAGAATTGGATTTTTATATTCCAGAATTAAAAATTGCGTTTGAAATTGATGGATTATACTGGCACAGTGAAAACGGTGGTGGTATCAATAAAAACTATCATTTGAATAAAACAAAATCTTGTAGTTTTTATGGTATATCACTAATTCATATTTTTGAAAATGAGTGGATCAATAAAACAGAAATTGTAAAATCAATTGTCAAAACACTGTTGAAAACCAATACACTATTTAAAATTAATGCTAGAGATTGCATTATTAAAGAAGTAAATGAAACTGAAAAAAATAAGTTTTTAAATGACAATCATTTACAAGGTGAAGATAAGTCCACAGTTAAATTAGGATTGTATAACAAAAATGATATGGTTAGTATTATGACATTTAGAAAAACTTCCCGTTTTGATAAAACAAGTGATTGGGAATTAGTTAGATTTTGTAATGCAATTAATACTACAGTTAATGGTGGTGCAAGTAAATTATTAAAACATTTTATCAAACATTATAATCCAAAAAATATAGTAAGTTATAGTGACAGAAGATATTTTACCGGCAAAATATATGAAACTTTAGGATTCAATTTTGTAAGTCATACACCACCTAATTATCATTATCTTATAAATAATTATAAAGATATCAGACACCGCATGAGTTTTCAAAAACATAAATTAGAAAAAATATTAAAAATATACAACCATGCATTAAGTGAATGGGAAAATATGAAAAATAATGGTTATGATAGAATTTGGGATTGCGGCCACGGCAAATATTTCCTCAAGATTCTTTCAAACTAGCCTTTTTATCAAATATCTGATTGATACCATTTCTGAGTTTATCTAGGTGACCTCTGGATCTTAATACTTTAAAAACAATATTCTCTGTACTAAATTCTCCAGACTTGTTTAACCCAACTTCTCTCATATCATACAAATCTTTCAAAACCTTCTTTAACTTAACCAAACTTTCAGATTCTAGTGCATTTTTAATTTTCAACACCATATCACTGTATTTTTGTTGAATTTGTTCTTTATCCAATTCAAAATTCTCCTTCTTTGGTTCAGTCACCCATTTGTTATTTAACAATGAATAAACTCCAGTGGATCTATTTTTCTTAGAAATGTCTTGAATGTATACTTCAACGTTAAATCCTTTAACATGAATGTCATGGTCTTCATTCCATTTACCTTTAATGGCATTTACCATCTTTTCAACCATTTCTACATCTTCAGATACGTCTTTGAAATCTATGACTATATGAATGTCAATATCACTAAAATCTGACCAGTTATAATTTGCGCTGCTGCCAACCATTATAATATCTTTAATTGGAGCGGTTAATTCTGTATCCTTGTAGAAGGACTGTCCTATAGACTTTAAAGATTCAGCTACATCTGGTTTTAGTTTTAAACCATCCCAAAGAGCTGGATTTAGAGTATTATTATAGATTCTTACTTTCATATATTAGAATAACTATAACCAAATGATTCTGGCAATTGATTTATTAACAATTGTAAACCAGATAATGTACTTGACGCATTTGTATGTATAATACCTTTACCACCAGCAGTTTCAAATGATTCTACATTTTTAGGCAAATCATCAATTAAACAGCTATTTGGTTTAGCAAACTTACCTTTTCCTCTACCTGAACCGCTGAAGTTAACTTTTAAGCCAGACCAATGATTACTTAACCACTGTAATTTACCTTTTTCTATATTTCTAATGATATCTTTAGCTTCTTCTCTTGGGTGGTTTTTAAGAATCCAGTTACCGCTAGTGCTTGTTAAAACTTGTAGATCTAGATTGTTATCATTTACAATTTTAACTATACCAGCTTTAAGTTGATCAAAATCAGGCATTTTTTGCATGCTTGACCAAAACAATTCACCTTTATCAGCAATTGCATCCCAAAACTTTAAAGTGCCATATTGAGATTCAAATTCTTTAGGTGATGATCCTATCATTTGAGCAAATTGTAAATCAAAATTGCACATCACACCATCCATGTCACAAAATACAATAAATGGTTCAGATTGCTCCAGGAGGTTAGCATCCCAAACTTCAGGTAGAAGCGCTTTAAGTTTGATCATAATAAAATAAATATCAGGAGGTTAAAATAAGTTGACTTAAATGTATAAAAAGCATATATTAAAAGCGCAACATTTATATATAAAAAAGCATTAAGCATTTATTATAATAATAAAGCAACCGCAATATAAAAAGCGCAGCGCTCCTGATAATTGTAAAAGTTTACTTAGGATTTGGTATAAAAGTACCATTTTTTAGATTTAGTGAACCTTCACCATATTTGGTTGTGATGGAGTTTAACCATTCATCTTCATCTTTTTGAATCTTTTCATAGTTGGTTCTAAGGTTGGATTCAACTTGAGATAGTTCTTTGATTTTTGCATCTAGTGTCATTTTATCTAGATACAATTGACCAAATGACATAATATTCTCTTGAAAGCTCAATTGAATATTTTTTAATGCATCTAATTCTTGTTGTGTAAATTTGATAGGTTCTGACATATAAAATATATAGGGGTTTATTTAATTATTGAAATATTATTTTTTATCTTTTCAAACACATCATGTGGTGATATGCTAGTGGTACATTCAAACATTCTTTTTGTATTCTTGTAATTAGGACACCAATTCCAATCATGTCTGTCAAATGGTTTTTCATTTAAACATCCGTGACAAACTGATTCATTATCAACTCTAATCATATTTTTTGTAAATTCACACCATTTTTTTGTTACGTTTGTTATCAACACAACTTTTTTTCCAACTGCGTGTGCTAACCAACTTAATCCGTTTGATGTACCTATATGAAATTCTGCATGATTCATATAATGAGTTGCTTCTAATAGGGATATTCCAGTTTTATCAATTGCAGATGATGGGATTGTATTAAAACAACCATTTGATCCAAAACTGTTATGCATATCTACACAAACAGCAGTAAGTCCATATTTTTGTTTTATTAAATTTAATAAAATATTCCATCCTTTTTTTGCATTCCAATATCTTCCCTGATGTGTTGACTGAATTGAAATTGTGAAATATTTTTCTTTTAATGGTCTGTCTTTTATTACAGTTGCAATTTTTGCACAAGTTTCTTCAAATGGAAGACCCAACAAATCAGCCGCATATTTTTCAAGAGGTTGACTAAGATTTACATCCAAGTGTTTAAATTCATCATAAGTGACAGGCAAATCAAAACTGAGGTTTGGATAAACTGTTTCAAATAAATCAATATAATTTGGATTTATTATAAAATGCACTGTATGACCAGTTAATTTTTGATATTTGTCAACCTGACCAATTGACGCTATAGTGTCACCCAATGATTTTGTGGTCAATTCTATTTTTATAATCATAACATTTTTACTTAATCAGAATGTCAATTTTATCTATAACCATTTGTGCTGTTATTGATTTAGAACACTCAAATTGTCTATCTGTATCTTTTAATTTTGGACACCAGAACCAATCACCTCTTTCAAATTTAAACTGTTCATTGTTCCAACATCCATAACAAACATTTTTATTAATGATTCTAAATGGTGTAAAAAATTCATTTTTTTCTAGGCTCATTCCGCTGATCAATACACATGGTTTATTTAATGCCCATGCTAACCATGATATTCCAGAAGACAACCCAATTACAAATTCACTGTTATATACCACGTTTAATACATGATTCATATCAGTGGAATTACATAACATAATATCTAGCCCTTTATCATCTAAAAGTGTATCATGTTCTTTTTGAACTGCTATTACTTTATATCCCTTTTTATTTAAATAAGATACAACGTCTCTCCATCCAAATTGCGTGTTCCATTCTTTACAAGCCGCTGTTGATTTTGTTGAAATTACGACGTACTTTTCTTTTATTACTCTCTTTTTATCTATTACTTCAAGTGGCGGCTTGATTTCTTTATATTCAATTCCTAATATATTTGCAGCAATTTCTTGGTTATTAAGTGATTTCCAACTAACCTTTTCTTTAGTTGTATCGTCAAAACATCCTATTGAATAACTTGCATACAAATTAAAAAGTTCAGTTCCGAGTGGAACAAATTTAATAGAGGGATATATTGATTTAAATATATCATTTTGATAAGTTGAACAAAACACATTGCATTCATGTTTTATCCTAAATTCTTCTACAAACGGCATCCATGAAATATTATCTCCCAATGAATTACTATCAAACCAAATGTATACATTTTTACCACGTGCATCATAATCTATTTGTTCAATCAAATTTTTTGTTTGAAAATCAATAATTTTAATTTTATAATCAATGAAATAACAAAAAGCACTTCTAACCCACATGTTTGATTGGATGATATCATCATAAACAATTTTATCAGTTTTTTTGTCTATAAACTGAATGTAATATTTGTTGTTATTATCTTCCAAAATTTCACAACACGCACCTCCAACAAAATTAGTATTAATTTTCATAATATATTAAAAATTAAGGTAAAATCTCATTTTTATACAATATTATTATCAAATAGATAAGAAATTGTTCTCGTAACATCTTCAACAGATGAATGGCATTCAAAAGTTGGTTTGTTTTCAAGACAGCCAGTTAATAAAGGAATCAGATTTATATTATCTCTTTCTCTTACTGAATATTTTAAATTGGAAGTACAGAACAAATCACAATTACCTTTGACATAACAATATTTGTAGTTTTGATTTCCTTTTCTGTAAGGTGCTACAAATTTAGGGTTCTTTGCACTTCCTAATTGCATTATAAATGTATCTGTTGTTCCTGCAAGGTGGAGCAGTCCAGAATCAAATGTAATCAACATTCTAGCATTATTTAACAAATACCAAGTATCACTTAAATCTGCTTTATCAGTTAAATCAATGCCATATAAATTATTAAGTGGTTTTATAAATTTCTCAGTAATTACTCCTGGCTCTGTTTGAACCATATTTTTGCCAGTTATTACCGTATAAATGTTCTTTTCAGACAAATAATCTACTAATTTTTGCCAATTTTCTTGTGGCCATGTTCTGTTTGGCCAATTAGTTGCAGGATGAATTACAACATAATTTTTAGGTAAAGAAAATGAATTTGAAAAAGGATTTGGATAAAACTCACATGTCATTTCTTCTGGCAATAATTGTATTCCAAGATCATTTGCATGAACTTGTCTCAAATCAACCATATTAAACTTTCTTTGCATACCAAATTGATTGTGTAATCCTGGTAAAACATAACTTTCATGGTAATTGATCACTGATTTATCCCCTTTGAAATCATTAACAAATTCTGGAAATGTATATATTTTATCAATATAAGGATTGTTAATCCACACTGATTTAGAATCTGGTTGGGATACTACATTTATTTTTCTTTGATAAACTTGGTATAGTTTTCTAAGACTTGGTGTAGCACAAATTGTATCACCTATTGTACCTGAAATAACAGCGTAATATATATCTTTCATAACTTTTATTTAAATAGAGGCTATACGGAACAAAATAATACTTTTATTTGAATCATAAATTGTAAAAATCTTTTTACCTTGAACTTCTGATCCAAAACAATGTTCTACATTTTTCATCATGATTAAATCATTGAAAAAATATAAATCCCCGTTTTCATTTGTAATTTCTATATACACTTTACATGAATCAAAATAACTTTGAGAGAAAAATATACCATTTAAATCTTCAGAGAATCTATGAAATTTTATATACCCTTGATTATTAAGTTGAACTGATCCATACCTTTTATTTATTACATCATATAAATCTTTAGATACTTTATCCCATGAGTACTTGGATATAAAACTTTGAGATTTTTGTAAATAAAGTTTCTTGTATATAGAATAATTGTTATAAGAATCTAGAAGTACTTCACTTAACATTTCAAAATTTGGTTCATCAACATATCCGTCAGCGAAGTATTTATCTTCTTCATGACATGCCGGAATTTTCTTCAATATATCTACTCCTAGTGGATATTCACCGGCAAATTCAACTTGACCTGATCCTTTTGCATATATTGCTGGTATACCACAAGCAAGAGCTTCAGCTAAAGGAATATTCCAACCTTCTCCCCGTGAACAACTTAAAAAAACATTACAATTTTTCAGTATACGTAAATAAACATCTCTGTCAGGAAAACTATGAATAACAATCTTTGGAGATAATAGATTGTATTTTTTTAAACGTTCTTCAGTTGGTATCCACGTTGGATGTGCATTATCAACTGTAATGTGAAGTTCTACATCATCTATATGTTCAAATGTTTTTAAAAAACACTCAATGGTTTCTTTTATTGCTTTTCTAAACCCCCATTTTCCTGCAAGAAAAAATTTAAAGCTATTTGATTTTTCTTGTTGTATTGGAAAACAATCTGGTTCAATACCTTCATGAACAATATCAATTTTACTTTCATCCAATCCTTGTTTTATTAAACATTCTTTTTGCCATTTTGTTAATACAATATTACTGTCATAACTCTTTAATAAATTTAAAAAATCTAGATTATACGTGTCACTTTCCCACATTGTAAATGCAATTTTTGGACCGTAATAAGTGTCATAAAAATAATGATGGGAATTTTCCGCAGTAATTAAATGTACTCTTTCATTGATGTCATTATCCAAATATTCTTGATTCCATTCAAACGGATAATCCATTCTGACACTAGTATTTTTATAATTTGACCAAAGTGTTTGTTCAGAAAGTATTTGTTTATCTTCATCATTTATGTATGAACTTGAATTTCCATCCACAGTAAAATTTCTTACATAAATTTTTGCATATTTTGAAAGTCCTCTAAAAAATCCTCTTGTGTGATTATTAAAACCAGTAAAGCCAAGATAAGAACCATGACATTTTATAAACATATATATAACAGATCTACTATATATATGGTCACATGAATTTAAAATAATTAATTTAAAATCAATCCAAATATATATAATAAATGAAAAGATTATATCACATTGTTACTAGATTTACAAGAGATAATGAAAAATGGTTGGATAGATGTTATGAAAGTATATTAAAATCAAATTTAAATTATAAATGGTATATTGTTGGACCAAATTTGCCATCTAATATGACAAAATATAAAAATTCTAATTTTTTACATTTTACACAAAAACCAAATTGGAAAAATCTCTGTAATTTTTATTTTGATACTGTGAAAGATGAAGGTCAGTGGGTTTATATTTTGGATGATGATAATTTAATGCATTACAATTTTCATCTGGCAGATAAAAAAATAGAACATGAAACCGAATTGATAATTGTGAGTCAAGAATATGAACCAAACAAAATCAGAATTGCAAATGAAAATAATATCACGGTTCAAAAAATAGACATGGCCCAGTTTTGTGTAAAAAGGTCCGCTGTTGGTGATTTAAGATTTTGGGAAATATATAGAGGAGATGGTTATTTTATAATGGAACTATATATAAGATGTAAAGAATATGGTAAAAAAATACAAATAATGCATGAAGTCTTTTCTTACTATAACGCACAACATTGGTTATGATAAATTATCAAAACATTGACACAAAAAAATTAAATGAAAAATTTGTAAACACAAATAGTGCAGTAATCACTGACTTTTTAGTTCAACCTTTTGCGGAAAAATTATATTCACACTATAGACATGATATGACTGAAAGTGAATGGGTTGCTTCTTCATATCCATCCTTAGTTAATGGAGAGAAACATGAATTTGTGCCTGTTACAGAGGAAAATAGATACACAATACAAATTCATAAATCATTTTCAAATAAATGTCTAAATGATAATCAGTATGCATATTTTTTCTACAGAACACTTGATTCTCATAAGTTACACTGTTTGTGTCCTCATTGTACAATACTTAAATTAATTACAAGTACTGGATTTATAAACACTTTAAATGATATAACCCAATTAAATTTAACAAAACCTACTACAATTTTTGCTAATAAGTATACAGAAAAATGTTTTTTGGCAACACATACAGATGATGGAAATGGAAGGTTGGCATTTGTTTTACACTTGACCAAAAATTGGAATCCATGTTGGGGAGGATTATATATGGACCAGTCTGACATGCAAAATATTAAAACAATTATACCAAGTTTTAATAAATTTGTAATGTTTAGAGTTGGTAATAATCAGACCCCACATAGTGTTAGTAGCATTACTGAAAATATAACCCACCAAAGAATCTCAGTTACCGGATGGTTTGATTAATTTATGAAAAAATTCTGCATATTAACATTAACACATGAATCAAATAATAGACCAATGTATCTTCTAGATACAGTTGAGTCTCTTTTAAACAACACTGAATATGATGAAATAATTGACTGGTTTATATACATCAATAAAACAAATCAAGAATTTATATCAATATGCAATCATTTGATTGAAAAATATAAAGAAAGAGTTAATTTTAAAATTATACACTCTAATGTAAACAATGGTGTTGGATATGGAATTAATAGATTAAATGATCTGTCAATTGACTATGAATATAGTCTTTTTCTTGAAGGTGATTGGAAGTGTATGTCTTCAGAAATAAGCGGTCAACCAAAAACTTGGTTGAAAACTAGCATTAAACTATTAGATGAAAATCAAGATGTTAATGCTGTCTTCTTAAGAAGATATATTAATGATTATGAAAGTAGATCTACTGGAATTTTTGCAAATTATTCAGTAAAAAACTGTAAGATTGAATCAAGAAATGAATTGAAATACTTTATTACTATAGCAAATGTATATACAAATAATCCATTAGTTAGAAGAAACAAATATTTTTATGATAACAAGACGTTTCCATTACAAGAATTTTTTGATTCAAATGGAAATCCAACTGAATTAAAAATAGATGATGTTATATATGTTGATTGGGGACAAGCAGAAATAAAAGCACAAGCAGTAAATAAACAAATTAAGTATATAATGTTAGTGTGGGGCAATTTCTGTCATATAGATCATCTGGGAGATTTTGATAAAAATACACAAAAATTTATAGAAAATGAGTCAACTGTTGGATGTAAAAAATATAATTATGGACAATCTAAATGTAAATTTGGATATTACACTATATCTCCTCATTTTTGTACACTGTGCAGCACAACAATTTCAGATTTGGAATTAGAAAAGATGTTTGCTAAAGAATCTTATTTATTGGATACATTGGAAATCAATAAAAATGAATGGACAAAAGAACAAAAAATACAATTTGTAAAAGATCAAAATTTGACACCAGAAACAAACCTTGAAGAATTTACAAAATATTTTATATGATCAGCTTTATAATACCAACTATATGGAAAGCAGAAGAAATATATAAATCTATTGAACAGTTTAAAAGATTACAAATTAAAAATGTAGAATTAATTATAGTAGATAATACACATTCAGATTTTTATGATGATGATCCACGAATCATAATTGTTAAATGCAGCAACAATATATTTGTAAATCCAGCATGGAATTTAGGTGTAAAACTAGCAAAAAATAAATACATTTGTCTGTTAAATGATGACATTTATTTCAATTACGTAACCGTATTAAACAATTTTCAAAAATTTATAGACCAAAATCCAAAACTTGGATTGATTGGTTTTAATGAAAATTCAAGAATAAAAAATAATACTGATCCATTAAATAATGATAATGATGAATTATTACTGATAGATACCACAGGTATAGTTCCATTTGGATATGGTTGTTGTATATTTCTAAAAAAAGAAGACTATTTTGACATATATGAAGACTGTAAAATATTTTATGGTGATACAATATTAATTGTATCAATTATTGACATGAGAAGAAAACGCATGTATTATATAGATAATTTAATAAGTTGTGGTAGAATCAGTGTGTCAAGTGATGAATATCCGCAGAGTATGAATACGGATCAAATTGTGTTTAACAAACAATATAGAAATTTAATAAAAGGACATGCATAATAATGTTATAAAAAATAGTAAAATTACTGTTTGTATATTTGGTAGACAAATAGATGTTTTATATTCAGACAAAAATGCGCCTGAATATGAGGAAAATTCATTTAATATTTTGAATTATGAAAATGATCATGAATTAAATGATATCATAAAACAATATGACCCTCACGTTTTTATAACTTTTGGTAATTGGAATAAATATAAAAAATTATCAAGTTCACCATTTAGTATAAGATCAAAATGGTTGAGTTATCCATCTCCGCCTTCACTTGATGAATTAGGAAAAAACATAATGCGTTGTTATCTTCAGACTACATTAAATTATGATGATACAACGTCAAATGATCCATTAGTATCTGTATTTACTCCCACCCACAAAACAGGATCAAAAATATTTAGACCACTACAATCATTATTAAATCAAACATATCAAAATTGGGAATGGATCATAATTGATGATTCTGATGACAATAATCAAACATTTAATTTGTTAAAAGAAATAAGTGAAATTGATCATAGAATAAAAATATTCAAAAATCCAAGAAAATCAGGAAGTATTGGTGAACTCAAAAGATGGGCAGCTGGATTATGTTACGGTGAATATTTGTGTGAGTTGGATCATGATGATGAACTCACAGATAAATGTTTGGATTATGTAGTAAAAACTTTTCAAAAATACAAAGATGTAGGATTTGTATACACTGATTCTACTGAAGTATATGAAGAAGACGGTACATGCGTCAAATATCCGGAAGGATTCTCTTACGGTTATGGTTCATATAGAAAAGAATTTTACAAAGGAAAAATGTATGATGTGGTAAATGGACCAAAAATAAATCCAAAAACAATTAGACATATTGTAGGCGTTCCTAACCATATTAGATCATGGAAAAAAGATATTTACTTTAAAATAAAAGGTCACAATCCAAATTTACATGTCTGTGATGATTATGAACTAATAATTAAAACATTTTTGACCACAAAAATTGCATATATCCCAAAACTAGGATATATACAATATAGAAATAAAGACGGTAATACTACATCAGAAAGAAACAAAGAAATACAAAGATTAACTAGAATAATAAAAAATTCATATGACCCATTAATACATGATAGATTTTTAAAATTAGGTATTGATGACTTTTTATATAATGAAAAAACTCAAACGTCAAATTTAGATACTCCAAATCCAAGTACTGAACAACATGTATGTATTATTTCTGATGTAAATTAATTTGCTTATAACATTGTCTAAAATTATTAGAATAATCCAAGAATTTACCTTCTATGTCAGAAAATCCAGATATCTGAGAACTTAATAATTCATCTGATGCAAAACAATTGTTTTCATATTGAAATTCTCTGACTAAATACCAAGCAATTGACTCATATTCCTCAGAATAATTTAAAATATCTAATTCTGAGTTTAGTTTTAAACTTTTTAATATTTTATCCATTCCTCTAGAAGAATATGACAGTGAATGCGTACAAAACCCAGTGTTTACTTTTATCAAGTTATCAGAATATCTTTCCGTTGGTTCATAATCATATCCTTTTACAAAATAAGAACCAAGATAAAAAAGATCCCAATCTAAAGGAAGTTCATTTAAACTTTTTTTCAATTTTATATTCAATTCATCCGGTTCTTTAAGAAACAAAAAATCATCTTCTAAAACCAAAATATTAGAATAATTTTTCAGTTTAGCTTCTTTTATTATATTGTAATGTGAAAGAACACACCCAATATGCGCATTAGCTTTTGTTGAAAGTTTTGGGTGATTATACTTTATAGCCTCAAATCTTTGCACATTAGATACGTCAAATTTAGAAAATTGATTAAGACAGTTATTCCATCTATCAACACGACTGCTTAAATTAATACAATAAACTTTTTCAAAAAATGAAAACATATTGTATATTATTATTTATTTTCTAAAATTGTCAATCTATTTTTCAAATCTTGAATTTGATATTGTTGTTCTTTAATTGCTTCAGTTAATACTGCAACCATTCTTGAATAGTCTACTGCTCTAGCATCCTTAACTTCATCATTTAATTCCCACTCACATACCAATTCAGGAAATACTTCTTGTAAATCTTGAGCTACGAATCCAATAACTGGAATATTTAATGCATAACCATCTCTAACGCTATTTATAAATTCATTCCATTCATATTTTACACCTTTTAATTTCATTACCTTATCCAATGCATTTTCAATTGGAACGATCTTTTTCTTGAATCTTCTATCTGAAGAAGTTGGAAAACATGTAGCGTGAACGCTTCCGTTGAAGTCTCCTTTGTAGGAGGATGGAGTAACACCTACGCCCAAATTTCCGCTTGAATTAAATTGGCCTACTAAAGTTGTTCCGTTATAAAAAGCGTGTATACCACCAGTGTAAGCCATTATGTTAAGCTGGCCTGCGGTTACTCCTAAACCATAAGCACTAGTACCATCGTGATAAAATTTAAGTTGCAATTTGGCAGAAGAAACTGTATCTGCATAAGAAGTGCCAAAACTTATATTCGAAGGTGAAGCAGAATTCGTAGTAGTAAATAAAGTTAATGTTCCTGTAGCAGTAGTTGTTCCAATACAAAAATTACCACCACTATCAAAAAAGTTAGAATTACCTAAAGTAGTAGCTGCTGTAAATTTAGCAACATAATTTGTTGTACCACTTGCATTTGCTGAACCAGCAGGTCCGGCAGGTC